TTTTCTTGCCACCCGACGGATTAAAAGCGGCATCTGTTCTTTTACACTTGCATGACTGCTTGGAGTATGGACACCAAAAGCAAACTCCGGAACCTCAGAGACATCAACTATGCAGTAAAATATCAGCTGTAATAAAGCCTGAGAATCGCCAATAGATGAGCGGGCTTCTATGAATTCAGCATCCTCATCGTCCTGAAAAATAAGGAGTTCCTTGCCTTTGAGTTCTATTGATGCAGGCTGTCCTTTTTGGACAGCCTGATAGGCCTCGGGAAAGTTATTTTGCAGAAACCTTCCCACGTCTTTTAACTTGATCTTTAACCTTGGAGTTGAATGCATCTTACTGCCCTGGATAGCTGAAAGCATTACATCATGGTAAGCTTTGAGGTATGGCTCAATTGGTTCCAGTTCGCTAGAACCATATTTCTCCGTTTCTTCCGGCTCGTTTTTGAAGTGAATAATAGGAATAAAGCCCCACTTGTTGACTGCTGTTTCGGTTACAACACCTTCTGGAGCATCCCCTTCAACGGTTATCTCAATAATATCTTTGGTAATGCGTTGGATATAGGTATATTCCTTATTTTCACCCCATCGATGTTTGCTTTTGAGGATATAAGTAACCGGCTTATGTGTAGCTGGGTCAAGTTCAATGTCATATACCTGCTCCGGTGGAATGATAATGTATTCAATCCTGGTAGCAGCTTCTGGGTATAGAATGTCGTCAGTTTCCAAATTGGCAAGCATCACATAACAATCACCATCGCGCAAGTCCAGCTGATGAGTGCGCTGCATGCGGCTCACCCAGCGATTAACATGATCGTTTATAACTTCCTGGGCATCTTCATCCATAATGGTAAACGTGGGAACGCCCATAAATCCCGCGAGAGTGTTTATGATTGGTTTGGCAAATCCAGCCCCCAGTTTATAACTATCGTTGGTGTTATGATAAAGCTGGCGAGTAAGTTTATAGTCTACCTTACTACTGTTTAAAACGTAGGGAATGCTGGCTCTTCCCCATAAAAGCTGGCCAAAAAGCCCAACAGTAGACTGTCTCAATTTGGAAATCTCACCTATTGCTTTGTACAGCCACCTGGATTTAAGCATAAACTGTTGCACCTCTCAATATTGCTACTGACGCCGGATCAAACTTGCGTGGATCATGCTGTTTAGCTTCCGCTACTGCCATTTCTAAAGCATCTGGTCCATCGTCCTTTTTTGCTTTTGGGAAATTCTCAAGTTGCTCCCTGTAAACTTTCGGCAGGGTCTTAGCAAAGCGCAGATATCTATTCTTCACGTCTGGCTGCAATCTGGTAATCCTGAGTCCTTTATCAGAGCTCTGTTTGATTTCCTTGATGGGTAAGAAGATATCCTGCTTCATAGACCGCTCACCCAACACATGGGCAAAGAATTCCTGGAACTGTTGAGCCTCAACTACAAATGACTCGTATTGAATACCGTGTTCCTTATAAAACCTTGCCCTTGCAAATATATCCTCTATAATTTTGTCAGGGTGGCGAACCTCAAGATCAGCAAAAATATTCCACAGCTGTCCTGTTCTTTTATGTTTAGCCACATCAACAATGGCCGAATAGTCACCTTTCTTTGCTTTCTTGCCCAACGACGGATCACAAGCTCCGTAGATATAATAATCATTTTTCAGTTCTTCAATATCAGGCCCGTTTTCATATTCAATTAAGCCGTTAAATAAGCACTGTAACTTGTCCACAGGCTCGTTCTGCAGCTCAGAATAAAATGCCGTCTCTGAAGTAATAAAGGCCAGCATCAAAGAATAATAAGTATGCTTCTCTGGCCACAGTACCCGGGTACCGCGAAGCATTTCTTCCTCGTTGGCCTTATAGAAAGCTTCGGCATCCTCCAGCCGATTATGGTTCTCCAGGTCAATTGCAATCTGTCTCCACTTCTCCCAGAGGTCCTCCCGCTCGGCAAAAGAAATGACACCCTTATAGATCCTGGAATCAAAAAGGGGATTATCCAGGATCCGTTTTAATACTGAATCGGATTCCAGGATAGTCCCCATAACTACGATATCGGTATAACTTTTACCGCCGGTACCGGTACCACCAGCACGTAGAACGGCTTTGAGAAACCACTCTTCGTAAGTCCAACGCTTTTGTTCGTCTGACTTGACGTTCTTATCGTTTTCGATGTCATCCAAGATGATTAGATCAGGACGCCAGTTCTTATGCTTAATTCCACGGATTTTTCCACCAATGCCTTTAGCCACAAGACAGACATCATTAGCTGTAACCATTTCGGTTATGTTCCAGGTGTTACCTATTAGGCTGCCAAAATCATCGATGATGCGCTCATTCTCTTCTAACTCGTATTGAATTGCCTCCAGGTAATTTGATGCTTGCCCTTCGGTATCGGATACCACAGGAATAAAGTGCTTGAATCCGTAGACCGTACACCACAAAGGAAGGCCAAAAGTGAGTAATGTTGACTTAGCATGTTCCCGGGGGGCCGCCCGGGCTAATTTGGTGCCGCCACCGGTATCGATCATGCGGTGAAGGTCCTGAATTAGTTCCCGATGAAACCGTGAAAACGGGTCATAGAAGTAGTGCGGGAAGTAAGCCCGGCAGAAATACTCCATGTCCAGTTCTGCTAATTGACGGCGCAGGCCCTGGGGGCCGGTTAAGGGTTTATCTAGGAGTGTGTCTACTTCTTCCTGGGTGAAGTAGTGCTGTAAGTATTGATTTAATAGTTCTGCTTCTTGTGGTTGCATGGTAAATTGACACTCCTAGAATAAAAAGAGAAGAACTGAAAAGTCTTCTCTTTTTATTTCCCTAATTCTCTTTTCACCTTGTAATACTCATCATGTCTCTCGTTAAATACCTTTAACAGTTCAACCATTTTATCAACATCAAATGCCTGTCTTAGTTGATTTAAGTCATAGTCGAGTCTTTCACCAGAAAAAGTTTTACTCATTGAATAACTTAATGAACTATTGGAAAGAATTATGTTCTCCGGCTTTGTGTTTAGATCATGTAAAAACTTTGCCCCAAGTTTGTAAAACTGACCTAACTTCTCACGCAAAGATTTTAATTCTTCGGCCAGTTCTTCCTCCCGAATCAATAATTCTTTTCTTTGCTCTCTGTCCACAGATAAACACCTCCACAAAATATTTTTTATCATAAAATTCTACAATTGGAGGTGTTTTCCTCTGTTTTTGCAATATTTTACTCCCAATCCAGCTTACTTACAGCCTCCCGCAAATCTTCTTCCCCGGGCCTGGTATAGATAACAGTGGTACTCACGTTCGGCCTTCCGTTAGCTGTCATATGCCCAGCCAATACCGCAACCTGGTCCAGTGGTACCCCTACCCTGACCAGCTCATGACAGAAAGTATGCCGCAACTTGTGAGCTGTTAACCCAGGTACATCTTTAGCGTATTTAGCCATTAAATGCTGCACTGTCCTTGGTTGCATTTTATCAGCCTTTTGGCTGCCAAAGAACCAGGGACTATCAGGGTTACGAACATATCTGCCTCTGGTTTCCAGGTATTTGTTTAAGGCCTTACGGGTACCGTTGTTTATAGGAACTGTCCGCCATTTATCACCCTTACCGTAGGCAACCGTTACAGTCCCCTTTCTTTCGCTAATGCTGATATCGCTTACCCGCAGGTTACAAACTTCATCAACCCGGAGCCCGGCCTTCATCATCAACATTACAATGGCCAGATTCCGGGGACCGTCTTTCTCAGCTAAACGGATTACCTTGTGCTGCTCTTTACGGTCGAGCCACTTGGGCGCCTGGCGCTGGAGGTTGACTTGCTTAACTTCGGTGGCCGGGTTAACTTTCAGATACCCCTTAGTTACCGCCCAGTTGCACAGGGCCTTGATGGCCGATATATGTCTATTGACGGTAGCCGGTTTTGACTTTTCCATTAGGTACCTTTTATAAGCTGCAATGTCGGCCGGCGTAATTTCGTCCAGGGTTAAGGTTTTATCTGTTGCCCCCTCGAACCATTTACTGAACTGGTTCAGTGCTCCACGATATGCTTTTATGGTTCCTTCTTTATGGTCAGTTTCCCTGAGGTAGTAAACAAATTCATTTATCACAAGCAGCCCCTCCCGGAATAGGATTTACCCTTCAATCATTCTCTGACATTTATTTTAAGGGATAACGGAACGGTGTAATGCGGGTTCCGTGGCTTTATTATAACACAAAATGTCAGAGAATAATAGGTTCTATTCCATTTTTGGAAGAGGCTTTTTGTGATTATTCGGCAGGTGGTCGGTCGTCGCTAACCGGTTTATTCTCTTCTTGGTTGCCTAGTTCCGGCTGCGGCTCATCCTTGCCCTGCCGTTTCTGCTCAATCAATTCTTTGAGAGAGTTGACGCCGTCAGCTGGCTCAGGGGTATGGTTCTTCATGTCAATGTTAAGCTTGTCATTAAACATGCCTAGGTGACGTCCTATCAGTTCCAGGGCTTTCATTTTATCGTTCAGTTTTACCTTAAGCCCGTTCTGTGTCTCAGCTACCTCAGATAGCACGGTACCGTCAACTTCTTCGATAGGTTTTATTACAATGGTGTTACCTTTAAACTCGACGAACTCACCCAGGTCAGCGAAGGCAATCCTGGCCAACTGTTCCAGGACCTTGTCAGCTGATACCTCGGTACGCTTAGAGCGCCGGCCCATGGCTTCCTGAATGGCTTTCTGGACTGAAGTATTATGAAGAAGCTGGTAGCCCTGCTCCATGGCCGTTTTTTCGCTGTACCCAGCCCTGATGGCGGCCTGCGTTGCGTTCAGGTCCACCAGGTATTCCTTGACAAACATTTTTTGTTTCGGAGTTAATTTACCCTTCTTAGCAGCCACCGCCACCACCTCCTATGTAAATCTAAAGCCGCCTCCGTGGGGCGGCCGCATAAAATCATGAATTTTCACTTTCGCTCACTTTAATACTAACATAGAATATTTATTCCTAGTTCGTAGAATTCTCGTAATTATCCTTTCTTGCCATTGACATGCCTTTTTAAATGTTAACCCCCGCCCCTTTTTTTTTCATTCTTGGCCAAATAGTCAGCAACCTTAAAAACCAAAGCCCTTCGCTTATTGCGAATTGTCCCCTCAGAATAATTCATAATCTTACCGATTCCAACATTGCTATGCTTATATAAATACCGGTACTCCACAATCTTCTTCTCATCAGTATCCAGCTGATTAACCGCAGCCTCTAATCCGTCAATCTCTGCTTCCAGCTCCCAGACCCGAATCCTTAAACTCCACTCCCGCCGCCGCAAGTCAACGAACCGGGCCTGCAGCTTCCAGATCAGCTCATCATAATCAGCTAAAGAAGATTCCAATCCCTCCGACTTCCCGAACGGAGCCGCCCATGCCATCCCCTTGGAATAACCGGCCACCACCTTTGGTACCGGACTGGCATGGGAAAGCTCCGTTCGGATCTGCTCAGCCTGGTCATGTATCTGCTGCAGTACACTTTTCAACCTCTCGATGCGCATTTTCTTTTTCCAGTAGCGATATAGTAAACCTTCTGTCTGGCGGAAAACCTCCGCGTTCATTTATGCCATCCCCCTTGGATGATATGTAAAACTTTAAAACCCCCGGATGTTACACCGAAATGTTACAGGATTTTGTTACAGCCAATTTTTACCTGTAACACGCCTCAGCCTTACAGCCTCAAGCACTTCAGCGATTTGTTACAATGTTACAGCAAAAAAAGATACTACCACCTTTTTTATAAACTCTCTTATATCTCTTTTTAAGACGAAAGTAAGTTTTCATGCGTAGATATATATTATTTTACTGTAACAAATATATATATTATTATTAGTAAGGCCTTATATTCCAAGGATTTAAGCATGTTACAGTAAACGTAACAATACCGTAACATCGTAACAACAAACCTTCTTTTTACTGCTGGTTTATATCGTTACGACTAAAAAAGGTAGCTGATATCCGTAAATCTTCAGGATCCTTCCAGGTATCAACAGGAATTCCCATCACCCGTTCCAATTTTTTAGCATCAATAATTGTACATCTAGCAAGGGAACCACCAATTCTTTTTACATACCCATGTGCCCTCACAACATATTTCCCCGGATTCTCGCTCATCATAACCCGGAGCGACCGGTCATTAATCATCTCACCTTCCATCCCCCGTATCTTGCACCACCTGGCATGCTCGGAAATCACGGCATTAGTATGAAAATAAAGATACCCGTCATTATCATCGAGCATATAATCAACTCCTTGTCGAATGTCTCCGCCGTGGGCCATCGCCTCCATGTGTAACATAAATCTATCAACAGCATTTCTGGGTTCGAAACTACCATCATCCTCGCCAGCCAGGTGCCGCAGAGCACCGACAAAATCAAACCTGGGCAGTGTAACACCTAACTCTTCTGCCAGCTGCCCGAATAACATGATCCCGGTCAGCATTATAGAAAGGTTATGCTTTACCCTAATCGGAACCTTAATTCCCTTAATATGATGTTTTAGAGTTTCAGAAGCTGATTTTAAAAGATCAAGAATATCCTGTTTCAAAAGCCATGTAACATAACCGCCGGCAAACTCTTCAAGCGGCAAGTCAATCAAATCATTAAAATAATCTTCCGCTTCGGGATGGTTGTCCAAAAAGTTCCGGTCAAACTTAATCTGGAGAACACGTTCCTGGAGCCCGGTTTCCGTTTCCGGAAGCGGAGCTTCCCCGGCAATAATCACCGGAGCCATCAATTGATATTCAACAGTAGTTTGGTCCGGCCGTCCCCGGCTCTCTTTACTTGCTTTATAAATAAGTAATAACTTCTCGTGAAAAGATTTCAACTTTTTTGGTTCCATGTGCTGTGGCCTGTATTCATCTAAAAACACTGGTAAACTGTTGGTGCAGGATAAAAGTTTAATCATTGCAAACTCTTTGATGCTCGTCGAAAACGGTTCCGAAGTAACACCTAACATATTCATAAACATTTGGATTATCGAAGTCTTACCACTTCCTCCGGTGCCCCAGGCATGCATAATTGGAAACTCGTTCCATCTTTTTCTCAAAATTGGGGCAGCTGGGCAGGAGAAAAACCAGCCAATAATCGGAAGTATCACCGGACCCGGCTGGAGGAATAAAACCTTCTCCAAAATCTGCTTCGCCAGGCTTCGCCAATCATCACATTTTGGAAACTTAACATAGTCCTCAAGCACCACTCCCTGAAGAACATGAACGTAATCACTTTTTTCCTCAATTCCTTTAGAAGTAAAAATTCCATCCGGAGTAATAAATCTATCCTCATAAAATCCCATAAACGGGACACCTTTTTTCGTAGGAACATCAACATTGGCCATATGACCTACCAATTGCTGTACATTGGAATCATTACCGGTCCACTGGGCTGTAACAGAACCCAGTGCGCGTAAAAGCTCTCTCCTTCCCAATAAATCACCGGTACCTAAAAGCCTTTCAAACCCGTTATCTGAACCATTAACAAAAACATCAACACTCAAAGCTTCTTTTTTGTCCGGCATAATCAGCTTTAATTTCGGTTCGAGAATAAAATTAGAAATTGGAACAATAATCGGTCCTTCGGCCGTCATCTTTTCAATACAGTAAGTACCATTTCGCTGGATTAACCCTTGTGACGGTACAGAGCCGGTTTTTTTTCGTTTTACTTCTCCGCAGGCTTCTTTAACCGCGCGCCTGGCGTCAACTAAATTCAGGCGGGGACAGGCTTCTTTAGCTTCAGCCCAAAAAATACTCTGTTCAGCAGAGGGAAGAATACCAACAGCCTGCTGGGCCTCAAAATTACTAAAAAACACAACCGGATTTTGCTTTTCTTTCAGCTTTTCAATAACTTGTTTAATCTTGACCCGGGCATCATCAAGCCTGATTTCTTCAGTCTCATTTTTCTTTAGCTCAAAAGTTTTTAATATCTCATCTAATGTTTTTAATGCCTTTTCACCACTAAGAATCCTTGGAGCTTTACCGTTAACTAAAAGATCATCAATACCCTTTCCGTCTTCTTCTGCCCACTCTTCAACTTCAACTTCGAAACCTTCTTTAATCAATGCACTAAGGGTTAGATTTAGTGCCCTGGCCACGTTCGGGTTATTGTGATAATCAGCATCAAAGGCAACACGAACAATTTTTGCACCTAATTTCTTTAACGTCGGCAGCGCAGGCCGCCAGGTGGATACTCCCGGGATAGAAATAGTTAAAATACCGGTCAATATCGTGGTAATATCAGCTTTCAATTCTCCCTCGGTGAGTCTTACAATATCTGCACTGCCTTCAAAAAGGGGAATATGGACCGGGCCCCCCGGGCCCGGTCCATCGTGTTTTTTACTTGAAACATATAAGTATTTAGGTCCTTTAACTGGACTGTCTTGGCGTACTTTAAGCGCAACAATCCTTCCGGAATGATCTCTAACCGGAATCAAGATTCCCCCAGGCCCGGCAATACTCCAATAGGGTTTAGATTTGGGATCATCATCTTTTAAATAGATCCCGGGGACTGACGCGCAGATATCTTTGCCAAATTTGCGAATAAGCTTTTTTGCTATTTTTGATCGGCCCATGGCCAGTGTCCGGTATTCTCGGTAGTCTACTTGCCCATTGGTAAGTCCTCGTTCTAAAAGATTGTTCCTGTGCTGATTAGACAAATTCAGCTCTTTAATCAGAGCGGTGTAAACATTATTAAGAGTATCAAGGTCTGCTTTGTCTACTTTGGGACTATAATCAGGTAGATCCGGTTCCGGGATATCACCCGGGGCATCACTGACCCGGTAAAGCCAATAATCAGCGCCGGCCTTATCTATTTTATTTTTGCCACTGCCGGTATCCAGTCTCCTACACACTGCCCAAATTCCATCTTCGCTGACAGAGCACCAGTCAATTTTTCCGCAAATCGGGCAGGGCCTGTTTCTGGAAACCTCACTCCATCTTAAAGTCATATGGATAACCCTTTCCGGAATGGTGTTATATTAATCAAACTGATCATCCCCCTGCTGCTGTACTGCCATGCCCCGATTACTTTTTCCCGTTCTTCCCCTTAACGTTATTCCTCGTCCCGCTTCCAATGTTCTCCATTTTCCAAGAAACACAGAAAACAAGTTTCTTGGCCTGGCAGTCCCTGACCGACATCAAAGACTCCACCCCGCGCTGCAGTTCTTTAATCCGCTCTTTTAACCTGTTTTTCTTGCTGTTTAGGTGATTTACCTTAGCCAACAGTGCAGCAATCTCATCATTAGTCCGGTCGAGTTCTAACTTCAGTTCACTGCACTCTTTTTCAACCTTGCTGCTTTCATGATCAATATCCTTGTTCAGCTGCAATACTTCATCAAACAGCCTGGAGCAAACTTCCCGGTCGATCTCCTCACCGAACCCATAATCAACCTTATAAGCCGTGAGCACAGTTCCATTATTGACAACAAACACAATATCTCCGCTTATATAATAATCAGCTGCCTTGCCGTCCAGATTTTCTCCCCGCCAGATATAAACAGCATCCTTGAAAACATTTTCAATGGGAAGTTGTCCCTCCGGGTCAATCCTTTCCTCCCAGCGCTTTAAACAATGAGCAGTAAAATTCATTAACTTACCCCCCTGCTTGCCTTTTTACCCGTGCTGCCTTTTATTCTGCCGGGGCTTTTACCTTTCTTTCCCTTTTTCTTTTTGGTACCCGGGTTTGTAATTTCCTGAATAACCTCCCGCTGGAACTTGGGCAACTCCCCGAAAAGATCAGATTCCATTCCCCCGGCCGCCAGCACCTCGGCAATTTTCATTAGAACGAAGGCATCTGCCGCGTTATCATTGGTGAATTCTTTTCCCCAGCGTTTAAAAACGCCAAGCATAATTTCCGGTTTTCCGGCATTGCCTTTACCGGTGGCAAACTTTTTCACCTGACCGGTACCCACAACTTTAAAGGGAACATTCTCCTCAGCCATCATTACCCGGATAATCCAGCCCAGGCCGCCAAGATTGTGGGCCTGGTTCGCCCGGGAAAAGGCGAAATCTTCAATACAGACCAGGTCGCTCCCCCGAACAACCTGTCTGATTTCTTCCCTGATTTCAACCAGGCGCTGCACCCCGGTTTTTTTGGACTCAATCACATTTGTAAATAGCTCACCGTCTTCCAGTACCGCCACCCCAAAACCTGTAAGAGATGCGTCCAGGCCTACCACTTTAGCCATTTATTTATGCCTCCCCGATTAGTCAGTTAAATGTTATTTAATCCGCGGATTAACCATTAATCAGAACCCTCTTTTAGCCAGCGTAATAACGTATAAATTACATCTTTTGCCCCAGATATTTCTTCAGTGCTGCAACAGGCGTGTGGAACATCTTCCCGCATCAACTCTAATTTTTCGCGAAACCGTTCACGTTCTTGTTTTGCGCCTTCTTCCCGTGCCCTACTTATTTTCATGTCATAGCAACCATTCATCACCATTTCAGCAATATCGCCAGCGTCCATATTAGATTCACACTCGCTGCATGGTTGTGGATTATTACATGGATCACACTTTGACTTGTCACAAAAGCACTGTAGCTTTTCCATAAAAAACACCTCTCGCATAATCAACAGATTGTGGTTAAGCCTTAACCTTCTTCCGTTCACCTATTTTTCTATAAATATCTGCTATAATAATTCCTGTTTTAGTTAATTCAGCATCATTTTGAATTAGATTGTTTTTGTTGATTATTGCTAGTTGTTTTCGTGAAACAAGAATGAGATTATTGGGATCGAAATTACGCCGATTCCCGTCTCCAAAAATAACTACATGCCCTTTTGGGACGGGGCCGTTATGCTCTTCCCAGATTAAAATATGCTTACCTTTCCACTTGTTAGGGTCTGCGATTTTTACATCTACATAATCATCACTGTTTATCCTCTCAGTGCCGACGGGTTTATAATTCCACGGCCGATGGCCTTTCTTAAACTGAGTAGGTTCCCACCCGCCAACGCCTTTTTTCCCTTTATTGAATGGTATATGTCCTTTGGGAAACCTACCGGTCAAGCCACTGTTTAAGTTATGGTTTTTGTAATAAAAATTAATCTGTTTGGTTGTATAATTTGTTCCAAATTTTGCGTTCAGCAGCACTGCCATATCCTTTGGTCCTATTCCTTTGTGGTTCTCAGCGATAAAATTTTTAATCTCCATTGGGTACTGTTTTGTAGCATGACCAGCTGGTAATCCGCGCCGAGTACCACTCTTTAGATTATGATTCTTTTTATATGACTTCATTTTGCTTTCGGTAAAGGACGTGCCAAACCTATCATTAACTAGTTTTACAAGTTCCCGTGTTGTTTTCCCCTTGACGTTTTGTGCTATGAATTCATGAACTTCTTTCGGATATCTTTTCATTGTTTTATTTGTCTCCATGCATTAAAAATGATTCACGCAGCATAGGAGGCATTTTTTTATTGTCACCGCCAAGATACTCATCTTTTGTTTTAATTGCATCGAGAACTAATTTGCCATTAGAGATTATTTGATTAGCAACCTGGGTTACCGCCTTTGCTCTTTCGATCTCTTCTGTAAGTTTTTCACCTTTAATATCTTCATCGCTCAGTCTTTCAAGTTGCGCAAATAAGTGGTTATTCAAGTCGCCAAGTGTGTTTCTCATTTTTATCACCTGCCTATTTCATATTCTTAAATACTGCGCTTTAATAATTACAAACCTCTGTTGGCAAAAAACTTGAAAACATTATAAGCACCTTTAGAACTCTAATCTGCTAAATCTTTTGCATTATTGATAACAAGGACCACTTCATGGAAAACCCCGGTTTCTTGATAAGCAAGCTGTGCGGATTCATATGCTTCCTCCGGAGTGTCGTATGTTAGAACCAACAACCCATCACATTTGATTCCATATCGCATAATAATCCTCTCCTAAAGTTGGGGTTATTTTATACTAATGTCACGCGCTACCTAATACCGTTTCCCGTGCAGCCGACCGCGCTTTTTATTTCTCTCCATCTTCTCTTTGATAGCATCCTCAAGGTAATAACCTTTCTGCGCTCCCCAGATGAAAGTCATCATAAAGGCCCCGGCAATCCCAAGAGCAAAATCTTCCCTCTCACCTTTCCTGTCTGCCTCCAGGGCTACGCTTAAACATTTATGAACGCTGCAGGCATGCTTATTGTCATCAAAGTCAGGAGGCACTTGAGACATAGATATTTCCAGATTACTGATAGAGGTAGTATCGATGTAATTCAGGAATGGCCTATCCTTTTTCACCATTTCAGAAACTTCCATCAGCGTCGCTTCCAGGTCAATGTCATACCCACCGCAAAGATCCCCGATCCAGATACAAATGTCAGCCAGTTCTTCTATAAACTCAGCGCAGGAATCAGCCTCCAGGGCCTCGGAAACTTCACTGTGAACCAGCGCAATAAAAGTACCGGTCTCTTTTCCCTTATCCCAGAAACCATTGTCCCGGGCTGTTTTATGGCACTTTTTAACGAACTCATTAATCCTCACTTAACTCCACCTTTCCTACCCAACTTCCTTCCTGTAACTCTTATTCCCGTACCGGAGCACCATTAGTGCCCCGGTACGATAATCCAAACGGTCAATTCTCCCACACCTGGTACACACCCGAACTTTACACCTAAACCGTTTACTGTACCCTTTAACTATTTGTAGGCCGCATCTTTTACAAAACACCTTCTTTGGCCACCTCCGGACATCGCTGGTACCTGGGACGAAGATTAGCCCGGGCGCGAGGGACGACTTGCTTTCTAATCCGGACATCACCAGGCGGGTAGTGAGGCTTAAGTTCTAAAAGTTTTCTTTCATGGAATTCCTGGGCTTGTATTCTTAGCCGTGCTTCCAACTCTCTGATTTCTTTATAGAAATCTAACAATCCATCAAGCCCCCTTTTGCTCTTTCTCAAAGACCGGAACATAAATTCCACGCCAAGTCTGTTTCCACTCTGCCTGAAACCAGGTATAACATTCAAAGCAGGTCCAAAATCGGCCGTCAAAAACCATATCCATACCCTTAAATTTCCGGCCGCACCTGGAGCACTTATGAATAGTTTTGTTTCTAATTTTACGTTTCAGATAATTAAACAGTTCTATTATTATCCGGGGCATTCCGCGCACCCCTTTCAAACTGCTGTTTCCGCTTATTCTCCTCCAACCATTCCTGGGAGTTATTGATGCTAAGGCTCAGGTGGTGATGATTCTCTATCCGATTGTGTATTTTCCTTATTTCGCTGCCCATGATGTGCCATACTATGATTTTCAGGTGCTCCAATATCAGCGCCTGGTCGTACTCCATATCTTTATCTGTAGAGCAAATAATTGATAATTCGGTCAAAATGTTCCGGAAGCTATCAAAATCAACCTGCTCATCTGCCTCTGACTTAACTTCCTCTAACTCTGTTTTCAGTGGCATAGATAATCCGGATAATCCCTGTTCTAACAAGTTAACCTTGTCCATGAGGCTGGAAAGCTGATTTTTAAGTGCTAAAAGCTCTTCCCTGGAAACAATGTTGTCCTTATTTTCATTCTTAGTGTTATTTTCCGGGGCCGGCTGCGCTTCATGGGTTTGGTTTTTCACCGTTTTCTCATTACCATTCCCCTTACCATTTCCAGGAACCCCGCACTTGTTGACCCCGATATCCCGGCACCAGCGCCGAACTGTCTTGCGATCAACTGCATAATAATTAGCAAGCTTTACAAAAGTCATCCCCGATTCCTGGGCCTTCGCCCTAAGTTCATCATTAGCCGGTCTTTTCGATGCTGCTGGCATAATGAGCGCCCCCTTGTTGTAATTAATTAACCTTCTGCCACTTTCACCCAAAGGCGTAAAAGGCAGTGGTAATATCCTTGATGTTAGTCCCGATTTGAAAGGCTGCCTTCTTGAATTCCAGGTCCGGTAGATAGATGATTAGCCCTTCTGTATTTAAGGAGAAATTATCAATTCCCCATTTTTCCAGTAATACAACTGGATCAATCTTGAATTCAGCATTGTCTGCAATTCGGGTATCTGCCACTAGATGCACCTCCCTTTCCCCCGGTTTTTTTCAAAGTTACCCGGGAAAATAGTTCCCGTATTCTTTCCATTCCAGTGTTCAGGCAACCGATTGATATATATTTCACCGGTTCGGATATCCACTTTAATAATAGGATTCTCAAACCTCTCTTCCAGACTCTTGGGTTTGGGACGTGGTATTGCCCAGAGGTCTGTTTGTTTAACAGTTTTCTTTTTGGCAGTTTGTTTCTGTCGTTTTTGTCGAATCGGTCCTTGTAGGGCTTCAGCTATTCCCATTTTTTACACCTCTGCTCCCAGGTTTTCCCACTCAACACCATCATCAAATGGACTGTATTCAGCCATCCTGCTAATGATAAGGGCAAATGTAACATCACGCCTGGCTTCTCTTTGGAGGTTAATAATCTGTTCCCGATTCGGCTGCAGCAGTTGCTCCTTGATTGCTTCCCACTCAATCTCGCTTATATTAGGGCCTTTGGTAAGCTTTAAACTGCTCTCTGTTTCCTTTAGCACTGCTCCCCGGGTCCAGATCCGGTCAAAAACTTCATACATTTTCGTGTCTTTTACTTTCCAGAGAATAACCTGGAAGTACAGTGAACTGACCAGCTCTTCAAACTGTTCTCCCGTAAGAAAAGCTCCCCGGGCAAAATAAAACTGGTTATTAGCCTGAATAATGGTAACCCCGCTTTTATACAGCTTCATAAACGGTTGATACATTTCCGGGAACAAGTGCTTTGCGTTTCTAAGGAGTCGTTTCCAGGGTGCTTTGACCTGGATAGAGTTGGGTACCGGTTGCGATTCCAACTTACTTTCTTTAGCAGGTTCAGTTTTGGGAGTGGGTTCCGGGGTCGGTGCGGCCGGAGTCAAGATTTCATTGAACCAGCTACCCATGCTACCCATGGCCATCTACACCGCCCCCTTTAGCCGTTCAGCCAGAAGGCTGTTACGTTTCTGGATTTTGGTATTTTTAACTGCTACATCGAAAGCACTCTGTTGGCCTACGATGATCAACTTTTGCTTTGCCCGGGTTATAGCGGTGTAAAGCAAGTTGCGCTGCAACATGATGTAGTGACTCCGGAGACATACTACGATGGCTGTCGGGAATTCTCCGCCCTGGCTCTTATGGATGGTATAGGCGTAGGCCAGGGTTACTGTTTTCTTAAGGTCATCAAGGTTGAAGAATTTTGAGTACCCATCTATCTCTGCCGTTACCCCCATTCGTTCACCATTGACCACGTTTGTTATGATGCCCAGGTCCCCGTTGAAGACCATCTTGTCGTAATTGTTTTTTATCACCATGATCTTGTCACCCAGGCGGTATGTCGTTTGCCCCACTTGAAGTTCTGGTTTACCCTGGTCCGGGGGATTGATTGACTTTTGAATCATTTTGTTGAGGTAATCAGCCCCAGCGGCTCCCTTAGTTTTAAGCGGCGTGAGGACCTGAAATTCCATTGCGTTGCTGCCGGCCGCGATGGCCATACCCGCTAGCTTTTCAATTTCAAAGGCGGCATCCGATGGGTCATTAGCTTCGATGAAATCAAAATCGGTAATATCATCCCGGGCCGCAAGCTTAGCAAGGTTAACTTTTTCGCCTTTACGAATCTTATCTGCTAGCCAGGCAATGGTACTCTCTTTCCCCTGGCGGTAGATAAATTTGAGCCTGGTTACCGGCAGGGTACCGGAGGAGATCACATCCCGGAGAACGCTGCCCGGACCAACAGAAGGCAATTGGTCAATGTCACCCACAAGCACGACCTGAATATCGTCAGGTAGGGCCCTGAATAAGTCGTCTGCAAGTTCAATATCTGCCATACTAAACTCGTCGACTATAAGCAGGCCAGGGCCGGGAAGGGGATTATCCTCATTAAACTCAAATCCGCCATAGTAGGGTGAGTAGTGCAATAAACGGTGAACTGTTTTGGCCTCAAATCCCGTGGCTTCTGATAGCCTTTTTGCTGCTCGGCCGGTGGGGCTGGCCAGATAGATATTGTTTTCCGGGTTTACTGCCTTATAGATGGATACAATCGCATTTGTTATAGTTGATTTCCCGGTGCCGGGGCCGCCTGTGATTACCGAAATAGCTGAGGTGAGTGCGGAAATAATGGCCTGTCTTTGCTCTGGAGCATACTTTATCCCCGTGTAAGCCTCGGCGCTGTTAATCATTTGTTCAATTTGTTCTTTATCCGCAATATGCACAGGCATTTTACTTAAAAAGCGGATTTTTGAGGCCAGGGATACCTCTGCCCGGTGCATCCCGATCTCATAAACCAGGTTGTGGTTTTTCTCCCTGAATATTTCCTGGGTTTCAATCATGCTGCGCCCGATCTGGCCGATATCTTTAGCGGTCACCCCGCAGTCAGGGCCCAGGAGTTCCAGTACCCGTTTATTCACTTCCCCAGCACTCAAAGCAACGTGCCCCTCATTCTGTGCTTCATAAAGCACGTGTCGAATGGCGGCCTCCACCCGGTAAGGGCTGTTAGGGGCAACTCCGGTTACCCGGGCAATACGGTCGGCAATTTTAAAGCCGACGCCCTGCAGGTCATGTATCAACTGGTAAGGATTATTTTTTACCAGCTGGAGGGCTTCTTCACCGCCATAGAGGGCATGGATTTTATTGGCCAGGTTGGTTGATATACCATCTGTGCATATAGTGCTTATAAGGTCTCCCAATGAGCTGTGCTCCCGCATCTTCCGGGTTATTTCTCGGGCCTGTTTCGGGGTTATCCCGGGTATGGTGGAAGCCAGATCAGGGTTTTGTTTTAATTTTTCCAGTGCATCCTCACCCAGTGCATCAACAATCTTGCCGGCGGCCACTGGACCGATGCCGTAGAAGTGATCACTTTGGAAATAAGCGATAATGCCGCTTCTGTTATTCGGAAGGATTACCTCAAAGTCTGTAAATTTGAATTGCTTCCCGAATTTTTCGTGAGTTGACCATTCTCCGGAGAACCGGTATTCGTCACCTTCCCGGACACTATTGCCGGGGATAGTTCCCACAGCTTTTATCATGATGTCATCGTCCTTGCCGCGCTGGTTTGGGGTTATGGATAATACATGCCACCCGGTTTCCGGATTCCTGAAATTAATTCGTGAAATCAATCCTTGAATATTTTCTGGCATATTTTCACCTTCATTCGTATTTCAAAAGGTATCCAGAGGCGGCCGCAACGGGCCGCCTCGATTCTTGTTGCCTGACTTATTGTCTTCCAAAATTTCCGGCCATGATCAGGTAGCCTTCCAATTCTTTTTTCATCTTGGAAACTTCATGTTCCACAGCTTCCTTTACATAACGTTTTTGCTTGGGACAGGTAATGATGAACATAGGTTTTTCGTTTTCAGACTTCGGTTTTTTTAGTTCCAGTTCAAATTCCACCGGCTGAGAAAATGTGCTTTCATTCAGGATAATCATATCCAGCGTGATGGCTGTAGGCAGCTTGGTCATTTTTTCGCCGTCTTTGGTTTTGAACATGAATGTTAAATTGTTGTTATCGTCGTAGCTGTAGTCACCAATGATCTCTGTCATTAGTTTCAGGTTTTGCACCTGGGCAAGCAAGGGTTCAATTATAGGCATTTCATCCCACGGGCGGCGTTTCAGGAAGTCAACAAACTGTTTCTGATTTTGAGCTATTCCAAAAATCTCGGTCCATTCGTCAAACGCTTGAGTAAACTCAAATCCATAGATTGCCCTGTCTTGAGGCCTGTCCATCAGGCTATCATCGAGGATTACCTGGACCTGGTTTTCATCGTAAAAGATAACTGTGTGATCTTTGGAGCCTTTCCACTTAACCAATTGGATAATACTGTTGATTGAATTCAGTTTATAATTGGTTCCCGGGAACTGATAAACTTTGATGTCACCATGTAGAATAGTTACTTGGCCGTCCTTCGGTTCTATGTGTACACGCTCAGGACTACTTATCATTACTATTAACCTCC